TAACGAAGCTGCAGCACAGAAAAAACAAGCTTCCAGAATGGCTTTGATATCTACGACTCCTCAAGGGGTTTTAGGTGGAGACACAAATTTAGGAAGAAAAAAACTCTTAGGCAATTAAGTCTGAGATAATAAAGGAGTAATATTATGAGTAAAGGAGTGATATTATGAGTAAAGGAACGTATGGTTTAGCGTATAACAAATTGAGTGAAATCGATGCGTTATTAGCAAGTGCAATAGCTAACGCTGATTACTTTTTGGTAGGTGATGTATCAGTAGATAAACCCAAAAAAGTTTTAGCGTCTGGAATTGCAATTCAAAAAGGAGCAACATCTCAGGTAGTCTACAATGCAAAAGTAACAGCAACTCAGGCAGAAATAAATGCGGATAAAGTTTTACTTGCAGATGAAACTGGGGTTACAATTAGGCCTATTAGAGTAATAGCATCAGTAGCAGGAACATTTCTTACAGGAACAGCAGTAGTTTTATCAGATACTTCTGAGACTATTGAAATATTATCCCTTGCAACAGCACAGTTAACTACTGGAGCTAAAATAGATGATGGAGATACTGGCGCAACAAGAGGCGCAGGGCTTGCCGGAGATTTAACAGCGGGTGAAGGAATCACAGTTGTTAATACTGGAACAGCTTTTGAAGGTGGGACATCGATTACGTTTGATATTCAATATACAAAAACTGTTTAATATGAGGTGATAGAATGGCTGTTGGAAAAGCACAAGGAATTATAGATAGAAATACTGAAATGAAACGCAGGAAAGAGCCGTGGAATAATCACTATCAATTGATAGGTGAATATATCATGCTCAGGAAACAGCAGTTCCAGACTGAGTTTCAGGCCGGAGCTTTTTTAACTGATGAGATTTGTGATACAACAGCTGTTCAAGCAAATGAAAAAATGGCTTCTTCTCTGTTGGGCGCACTGTGGCCCAACGGGGCAAGGACTTTTCGTTATGTACCTATTGATGAATTAGCAGATTCAGAAGAAATAAAAACCTATTTTGAAAAAGGTACGAGACGCGCGGTGGATCTTTTAGATGATACTAAGGCTGGATTGGCTGTGGCCCTTGAAGAATATATGCGTGACCAAGGGGGCTTTGGAACTTCGGCTGTAGCACTGTTTGAGAACGAAGAAGGAAACAACCCTTTTCTTTTCAAGGCTTGGGACGTAAAAGGTATGTGCATAGATGAGGGATTTACTGGACGAGTAGATACAATTTTTAATGAACGCGAAATGACTATTCGCCAAGAGATAAAAGAATATGGTTTTGAAAATGTAAGTAAAAAAAGTCAAGATAAATATACCAACAATAAAGGCGATGACGTAGTTCATGTCCTTCATGCTATTGAACCGAGAATGGAAAGAGATCCTAAAAGATTTGGTAATAAAGATATGCCGATTGCCTCTATCCATATCGAAGTCGAGACAAAGAAAATTTTAAAAGAAAGCGGTTTTGAAGAACTTCCGGTATTTGTAACTAGATTTACAAAAGCTATGCGTGAGATATATGGTAGATCTCCCGCGATGTTAGCCCTTGCAGATATTATGGAACTAAACACCCTTTGGGAAGTAGTGACTCTAGCAATAGAGAAAATAATGAATCCACCAATGGCGATGTACGAAGACGGAACCTTTGGCGGAGGGGTTGTTGACACAAGTCCGGGAGCTATTAATACTGTAAGTGTGAGTAGCAGACTGTCAGCACAGAATCCTATATGGCAAATGCAAACTGTAGGGGATATTAGATCTGCGGAAATTCTTATCGATAAATTAAAAGATTCTATAAGTGAAGCGTTTATGCTAGACAGGCTTTTAGATTTTAATAACGAAACACGTATGACAGCTTTCGAAGCAAACCTACGTGACAAGTTTAGAGGAGAGTCTTTAGGTACAGTTTATAAAAGACAAGAAACTGAATTGTTCACACCTATGTTAGAAAGAGCTTTTAATATAATGCTGAAGAGAGGTTTCTTAGGCGTACAGAAAGGATCTCGAGATGAATTAGATTTAATAGCAAAAGGAATTGAACCGCTATACATCCCACAAGCAATTTTAGATCGTATGCTTGATGGTCGTGAATTTTATAAAATACAATATGTTTCTCCAGCTAAAAGAATTATGCAGGCCGAAGAAGCACAAGGTATTCTTACTACTTTTGATTTTGCGGCTAATGCAATGGTTGTTGCACCACAGGCTTTGGATAATATAGACGTAGATAAAGCAGTTGTAAGATTGGCAGAAATATCTGGCATACCTACAGACATTATTAATTCAACAGAGGCAGTTAAGAAGATGAGAGATCTCAGAGCACAACAGCAAGCACAGGCGGCAGAGCAAGAGCAGATGAAAGGGGCTTCTGAAACTATGATGAATATGGCACAGGCAGAAGCTATGTCTAAGGGTAAAGACCAAAACACACAACAATAATCTCAGGGGGTTATGATGGGCGAGTTGAAAAGTAAATTAGCTTCGGCTAATAAAGTTAAAGCAGAAGTAAAAGAAAAACAATCTAAAATACTTTTTGAAAGTATCCAAGAAATAGCCAATACCGAAGCCGGGACTGTTGTATTAAAACATCTTCGAAAATTCTGTGGTTTTGGGGAATCAAACACTGTAGCCAATATACAGACCGGGGAGATAAATATACAGGGCACCCTCCATAATAATCAATTTGAAGAAGTGTATAAGAATTTAAGAACATATATGTCGAAGAAGACTAAAATAAAAATTGAACTTAACGATTAATTAAAAGGAGAAAACAAATGGTTGAAGAAGCAGGGGCTGTACCACCAGATCCAAATGTAGTAACTATTCCAAGCAGCACAACAGAAGTTAAACCGGGAGAAGCTGGGGAGTTTAAAATTCCAGCAGATTACCAAGACAGAGCATATTTAAAAGATGTTGGTTCTTATGATGATGTCTTTAAAAAACTAGATGGTGCTCAAAAACTAATTGGCCAAAGGCCTGTAGGGGTTCCGGGAGAAAATGCAACTCCTGATGAGCTAACAGCTTTTAATAAAGCCATGGGTGTTCCTGACGACTTCAGCGGATACACTTTAAAAAGTGAAGAAGGGGCTGTTGTAAACGAGACTCTCGACAAAGGTTTTAAAGAGTTATTCCATAAAGCGGGTCTTAATCAAAAGCATGTAGATATTCTACAACCGGGGTTTGAAGAACTAACAAAAACAATAGCAGCAGAGATAGGGTCAAAATCAGATGCTGAATTTGATAAGTTAGCAGTAGATACCTTCGGGGATAAGAAGGATCAAGTTCTTGCGGATGTTAAAAAAATAATGGGGGATAATAAACCCGCTAATGTTGAAAATTTTGATACATATTTAGACAGTCTTAACAATAAAGATCTTGTTGTTATGTCCGCCGTTATTAATAATATAAAAGAAAAATATATAAAAGAAGATAGTATTCTACCCGGAGGCAGTCAGACAGGAGGAGATGTAACTTCTTTAAGGCAAGAAGCTGTTAAGCTGATGGGCCAACCAGAGTACGCCGATAAATTCCATAAAGATCACAAGGTAACCTTTAATAGGATACAAGAGATCTATGCGAATATCGGCAAGTTACAAGCAGCGGGGAAATAACAGTATTGACAGATAGCAAAGGTTATGGTATACTTCATACTACAGTATAAGTGGATACCTCGAAAGAGTCCACAATAAGCGTAAACGCTTCATCGTAAGTCGATGTAAAACAACTAGGGACACCTCCGTTATCTCAAAGACGGGTATGGTTACTGAATATGATAGCACTTAAAAATTATATTATTAACTTTAACCTATAAAGTGAGGTGACGAACATGGCTCAAGAAACAATGGACAATCTGCTAACCACGCAGTTTTCAGACATGCTTCATGTTAAGTCTCAACAAATCCGTGCAAGACTTCGCCCATATGTTACTATTAAACAGATGTCAGGCGATGTGTACGCATACGATGGTTTGGGAATTATCGAAGCACAAGAAGTAGCTGGAAGAATTCAGAAGACAGTTTTTTCTGATATCGACCATTTGAGAAGAAAGATCTCAAGACGTAGATTTACAGTTACACTTCCTATTGATGATATGGACGTAGCAGCTATATTGATCAATCCAGAAGGAGAGTATGCTGGAGCGACAATCCGTGCAATGGAAAGAGTATTTGACAGAGTAGCTGTACAAAGCATGTTTGCTTCTGTTTCTACTGGTAGGGATTTTGATACAACAGTAGCGTACGCTGCTGATGGTGGTTTTACAGTAAATGCAACTAGCGGAGTTACATATGAAACACTATTAGAAGTGAAACAAAATTTCATAGATGCTGATGTTGGTAATGACATACCTGAAAGATTAGTTATGGGTATTACTGGTGATGAACATACAGATCTTATGAGTGAAACAGAATTGACTTCTGGTGATTTTTCGAGACAGTATGTGGTAGACCAAGGCGATATAGTAAAAGCTTGTGGAATTGACGTTGTTAAATTCGCAGCTAATGCTAATACTCCTATCCTTGATGTTAATTCTGGAACAAGAGATTGTTTCGTAATGTCTTCAAGAGGTATTTGTATGGGCCTTTCAAAAGATATGACAATTAAAATCCAGCCTAGGCCGGATTATGTAGATGTTAAACAAGTTCAAATCGTAGGTATTCTGGGTGCAGTTAGAACAGAAGGCGTTTTGATGCAAAAATTTCAGACAACTGATTAAGAGAGGAGTACAGTAATTATGGCAGTATTGGATAAATACGTAAACGCGAACCAAGAAGCTGGAAAACTGGCAAACCCTGCGCTTATGCAAGGAATGACTGTATTTTCTGTAGTTGCAGAAACTGAAATTGCAGTAGCAGATTCAGATAATTCAGTGTATAGAATTGCCAGTTTACCATCAAATGCGATTATTACATCTATAGAATCTATTGCAGATACGATTACTGCGGGAAATGATTATGATTTAGGAATCTATGATGCAATTAGTGGAGATGTAGTAGATGCCGATTTCTTCGCAGATGGGATAAGTTTTACTTCGGGTTTCGCAGTAGGTTCCGCGTCTAACAATATGACAGCGGTAGCTATTGAAGAATTTCCTGATAAACTTTATGTTCACGCGGGTGCAACAGTGGCAACTAAAAAAGAGGGATATGATATTGCATGGACAGCTAACACAGTTGGATCTTCTGTTGGAACGATTATAACTAAGATATCGTATATTCTAGGCTAGTTGAGTACAACATTAAATATAAGAGTGTACTCTTGGAAACAGGAGTACACTTTCTTTTTAGGAGGCACACTATGGCGGTCATTTCTTCAAAAGTAGAAATTTGCAATCTTGCACTAAGTCATATTGATGAAGGATCAACTGTTGCAGATATAGATACCAACCCCCAAACCACTGCTGAACTAGAATGCCAGAAATGGTATGATACTGTTCGTAGAGGATTATTAAGAAAATATGTTTGGAACTTTGCGCGTAAGCGTAGAACGGTTACTCGTAGCGGAACTCCAGAGTTTGGGTTCGCAGATGAATATACCCTTCCAAATGATTTTATAAGATTATTAGCTTTCGGTAATAGTGGTGACTATTATAATTGGTATCAATACCGTCACAAGTATCA